TATTCTCACCTAATAAGGCTAAGATATGTAGTCTACCTTTAAAGGACGCTAATGAAATGTTAGTTGCAGGTAAGGCTAGAGAATTAGTAGATTGTATTTGGTCTAGCAAAGCCTATAGACCTGATGGAATAGTTTTAGGTGCTGACTTATGGAATGAAATAAAAAAAGAAGATAATTATATAAGTGTTGATTATCCATTTGAATGTTTGAATCTAAAAACACATGGCATAAGAAAAGGTGAACTTATTACAGTTACCGCAGGTACAGGTATAGGTAAGAGTTCTTTTTGTAGACATATAGCATTACATTTATTAAAGAAAGATTTTAGTGTAGGTTATATAGCTTTGGAAGAGAGTGTTAAACGAAGTGCTCTAGGTATTATGGGAGTGGCTATGAAAAAACCTTTGCATTTAACTAGAGAAGGAACTAACGAAAATGAATTACAGAAAATTTTTAAATCTACTGTTGGTAATGGGAAGTTTTATTTATATAATCACTTTGGTAGTACCCTTGCTGATAATTTATTAGCTAAGATAAGATACTTGGCTAAAGCATGTAGCGTAGACTTTGTTATATTAGACCACTTACACATGGCGTTGTCAGCTTTAGGTGATGCACATACTAATGATGAAAGAAAGTTAATTGATTATACTGTTCAAAAATTAAGAACCTTAGTAGAAGAAACTGGTATTGGATTAATATTAGTTAGTCATCTTCGTAGGTCAGAGGGAGATAAAGGTTTTGAAGATGGAAAATTTGTAGGTTTAAATGCACTTAGAGGAAGTGCTAGTATTGGTCAGTTATCAGATATTATTATAAGTATGGTTAGAGATTTAAAATCTGATACTAATTTAACTCAAGTAAATATTTTAAAGAATAGATTTTCAGGTGAGACTGGTCACGCTTGTAATCTTTATTATGATTTAAAAACTGGTTGTTTGAATGAAGTAAAAGGAGAAATATCTGATGAATTTTAAAGGACTTATGAATAGTAGAAAAAGTATGATGGACGCTATGAGTTGGTCAGCTTATGTATTAGAAGCTGTAGGTAAAGCTAAAAAATATAATAAATCAGTTTATTTAGATGTTGGAAGACAGAGTACCGCTTTTATGATGGAAGATGCTTTAATGCAGATGGCTATGAATGGAGAGTCTGCGGCTTGGAGAGTAGAAGTTAGATTACATACGTTACAGTAATGAAAAAAGAAAAAAAAGAAAAACATAGTAAAGTTACAATGGAAGGTGTGATAGCTTGTGTTGCAGTTATAATGTGGATTATATTATTTCCTTTTATAATGTTGTACGATAGAATTTTTGGTGGGTGGAAAAAATAATTATGAAAAATAAGTCTAGTGACCCTTTAGTTATTGGTAGAAAAAGATATTATAAATATAAAATAATATGGGAAGATATAGTTGGAGATTCAACACTAGCAACATCAAATGAATTTAATAATATGACTTGTGCAGAAGTACATACTGAGTGTTGGATATTTGATAAGACACCTGACTATGTTTATTCTTTTGCAAGTTATCATATAGATAATGGAGAAATAGAATTTGGGGATAGAAATGTTTATCCTCGTAGTGTTGTTAAGAAAATGATAAGGATATAAAATGAAATATGTTTTTGATATAGAGACAGATGGT